AGGCTTAGATAAGTTATACTTGGTTCGTATAGGAACCGGTGGTAAGAACGGAAAGATTGAGCTAAAGTCAAATGAAACAAAAGCTGTTACACTAACACTTAAATATCCTGGAACACATGAATTTACTGTATCCGTAAGAGATAAATTGGGTGTAGAAAATACAAGAGAACTTGTGATTTATGATGGTGCAAAGGAAGTTGAAACAATTACATTTGCATCAGGTACAGGCGAGCCTAAAGCGTTGGAAAAGGCTGTTGAAGATATTCAGAGTAAATACGTTACTGCAAAAGCGGAAGATGGCGTTACGGACACCATTACTGGTGTTTCACAACAACCGTTTGAGGGCGGAGAAAACCCTACTACTACAACGGCTGATTACAGTACAGCGTTTGAGGCATTTGAACCGTATTACTATAATACAATCGCACTCGATACCGTTGATTCGGATGTACAAGCACTATTAATAGAATATATAAACACATCATTCAAAGACGGTAATCTTGCCATAGCCGTTATAGGAGATAAAGGCAGTGTCGATATAAATAAGCGTATGGAAAATGCGTCTAAGATAGACAATTATCCGATTGTTTATTTCGCAAGCGATTTTGTGAATTCTAATGGCGATACCGTCAGCGGACCTGAAGCAATAGCAACAGCGGCA